AGTTATTAAGACAAAAAATGTTAATATACTAGTGTGTCATGAATGTTGGGAACCGGATCAGCCACAGTTACAACTTGGTATGTACCCGGTTAATGACCCGCAAGCAGTACGTAATCCAAGGCCTGATTTAGGTTATTACCAATCGGGATTAAATGGTTTACAGACAGATGAAACAACAGGCGTATCAACCTCACAAACAGGCGTCCCTTTAATGGGTAGTAGAGTTATACAATGGGGTTATAATCCTGTAGGCGGTGCTAGTTATTTTGATGCGGCACTAACACCAAATGACTTAGTAGGAACAAGTGCACTAGGTGATGTAACAATATCAATATCTTAAGGAGAAGTAAAATGGCATATAAATCAAAAGCAGACGGTATTGCTCAACAAGGTAAAACCAAGGGTCGTAACTTAGGCGATTCAGGTCCTGACGTAAAGACTCAAAATGGTCCAATTAAAGGCACTGTTGGTAAATTAAATACTGACATGAAAAAAATGGGTCGTGGCTTAGCTAAAATTGCAGCACAAAAAAGAGGATAATAATCATGGCAGAATATAAAACACCGATAAATGTACCTAACGCAGATATTTATTTTTCACAAGACCCTAACAAGTTAAAAGCGCAAGAACTTAATAAAGGCACTGCTAGACAACGTGTAAGTGCAGGAGATCCTGGTTCTGATGTAATCAATAGACATGGTGAACTTGAAACTCGCGGTAATGGCGCAGCTACTAAAGGTCGTAAAGCTCGTGGACCTATGGCGTAATAAATGACGTACACTGAACTTGTCGCACAAATACAGGACTACACAGAAAATACGTTTACTACAACGGATATAAACACGTTTATAACTCAAGCAGAACAACGTATTTACAACACAGTCCAATTGCCTGCACTACGTAAAAACGTAACAGGTTCATTAAGTTCGGGTAATAAGTATTTAGCGATGCCTACAGATTGGTTAGCTACATTTAGCTTAGCTGTTATTAACACAGACAACGAATACTTATATCTTCTAAACAAAGACGTAAACTTTATTAGGCAATCATTTCCTGATACTGACTCAGCTTTTTATGGTGAACCACAATACTATGCGGTATTTAATGCTTCATCGTTTATTGTAGGCCCTACACCGGACGCTAACTACTCAGCAGAACTTCATTACTTCTATTATCCTGAGTCAATTACAACAGCAGGCACTTCATGGGTAGGTACTAATTTTAGTTCTGTCCTTCTTTATGGGTCTTTATTAGAGGCTTATACTTATATGAAGGGTGAAGCAGACGTGATGGCTACTTATAAATCTAGATATGATGAAGCGATGTTATTACTCAAACAGCTTGGTGATGGGCGTGATAGGCAAGATGCTTATCGAAGCGGGCAGGTGAGATATCCTGTACAATAATGTATACAACAAGAAAAGAAGCTAGATTAAATGGTGCAACACGGTATTTTACAGGTAAACCATGTCCTAAAAAACATATAGCTTTTAGAGATACCACAAGTGGCGGATGTATTGAATGTGCATATGAATATAAAAAAGTACGGTACCATACTAAAACTAAAGCTTATCAAAATGCAAAATCTAAACTTTGGCGAATTAAAAATAAAAAAGAATTAATAGCTTATAATTTGGAATATAGATTAAAAAATCCTGAATATTATAGTAAGTGGAAACAAGAAAATAAAGGATTAGTTAATGCAGCTACTTATAAAAGAAGAACTGCTAAATTAAATAGAATGCCTTTATGGGCAGATAAAAATAAAATTAAAGAGCTATACAAACTCGCTCAAATAAAAACAAAAGAAACTGGATTTTCTTGGCATGTAGACCATATTATTCCATTGCAGGGGGAGTTAGTTTCAGGTTTACACGTGTTTAATAATTTACAGGTAATATCTGGTATTGATAATATTAAAAAACATAATAAATATGAGGTATTATAGTGGCAATCTCACAAACACTAGCAACAAGCTTTAAAGTTGAAATCTTAGATGGTATACATAATTTTGGTGTGGGCGTTATTCGTGCATCTACTGCAGCGGATACTTTTAAAATAGCTCTTTATTCAACTCTAGCTACGCTTGACTCTACAACAACAGTATATACAACACTGAATGAAGTTACAGGTACAGGCTATACAGCAGGTGGTAATACATTAGTTATATCTCAAGTCCCAACATCAACAAGTACTGAAACAACAGCATGGTTAAACTTTGCTAATTCTAGTTGGACTACTGCAAGCTTTTCAGCAGACGGTGCTTTGATATATAATAGTACTCAAGGTAATAAAGCAGTAGCAGTATTAAACTTTGGTGGCACTAAAACCGCTACCGCGCAAACGTTTACAGTAACATTCCCGGCATCTACATCGGATGCTGCAATTATAAGGATTTCTTAAATGACATTAGATTCATCAGTATTTTCAGAAGCACCACAAGTAAATATTAATAATGTAAGACCCCTAGAAAAAGATTTATATAAAATGATGTGGGATAGACCGGAGTATAGAGTTGTAGCTCCTGGTGAACACATCGCACACGAATTTTTAAAACAAGCTAGACCACCTAAAGGCGCATCAGTATTAGATTTGGGTTGTGGCACTGGACGAGGTGCTCTTAATTTAGCTTTTTTTGGTGGCTTAGATGTCACGATGGTTGACTTCGCAGATAATTGTTTAGACGAAGATATTCGACCAATGCTAGAAACACAGAAGCATGCTATGAGATTTGTAGAAGCTGACTTATCTCAACCCTTACCTGTTAAAGCAGCTTATGGGTTTTGTACTGATGTGATGGAGCATATAAGACCTCATCATGTAGATAAAGTATTAGATAATTGTTTGGCTGCTTGTCAGCATGTATTCTTTCAAATTGCTACTGAAGATGATGTTATGGGTAAATTGGTGGGGCATAAGCTTCATTTAAGTGTACATCCATATGAATGGTGGTTAAAAAAGTTTATAGACCGAGATTGTATTATTCATTGGTCTAAAGAAGAAAAAGGTTATTGTTTATTTTATGTAAGTAATTGGTTAAAAGGTTCTGATATTGTTGATGCTGGAGTGCTTAATACAGACGATGAAATTATCAAAGCAAACGTAGAGCACAATATTAAACGAGGTTTTTTACAAATAGAACCCCACCCTACAAATGACCAAGAAGTTATGATTGTAGGCGGTGGACCGTCATTGAATGAACACCTAGAAACTATTAGACAAAAACGGGCTGATGGTGTTAAACTGATCACAATTAATGGGGCTTATAAATGGTGCCTAGACAATGGTATTACGCCTTCTGCTATGGTTATGGTAGATGCAAGACCATTTAATGCACGATTTACACAACCTGTGGTAGATCATTGTAAGTATTTTATTGCTTCTCAATGTGATCCTACTACGTTTGATGGGCTTCCAAAAGATAGAACCTATATATGGCACACAAGTACTGAGTTACTTAATGACATATTAGCTAAACAATACCGAACTTGGTATCCTGTTCCAGGAGGATCGACAGTCCTTTTAAGAGCAATACCGTTGTTTAGGATGTTAGGTTTTAAACAGTTTCATCTCTTTGGATGCGATTCCTGTTTAGAAGATGAAGTTCACCATGCATATGAACAAATAGAAAATGATGGACAGTTAAGCATACCCGTAAACGTGGGCGGAAAAATATTTAACTGTAACCCGTGGATGATTTCTCAAGCACAAGAATTTATTGATTTGATTCGTATGCTAGGGGATGAAATTGAATTAAACATTTACGGCGGGTTACTCCGTCATATTTTAGAAACTGGCGCATCATACGCCGACATAAAGGAGATTTAAAATGGCTGCAACTGCATGGCAATTATATAATTATGCTAAACGATATATAGGTAACGGAACCATTACACTAGGCGCTGGAGTAATTAAAATGGTTTTAGCGCGAACTTCAAGTAATGCTTCAACTTTTACACTTAGTACCTATGCTCAGATTACTGCTGAGATTTCAGCTACTGGTGGATATGTAGCAGGCGGTAGAAATTTAGTACCAGCAACGGCTCAATGGACAGTAGGTGCTTCAGCAAAACAAATGAAGTTCACAATGTCTACAGTAGGTTTAGCATTTACAGCTTCTGGTGCTTCATTAACTAACATTAGATACGCGATTCTACGTAATTCAACTGGCGCTGGCGCTGGTAAGTTATTATGTTTCTGCCAATTATCTAGTGCTCAATTTACTGTAACATCACCTAATACATTGACAGTTTTACCTGCTGCTACCGGCATCTTTACTCTAACTTAAGAGTTTAGTCGTGGCAGTAACAACTGGCTGGGGACGCGGTACCTGGAGTTCTGCTGAATGGGGGCAAGGAATTGTCATCGAGGCAGGCGTAGGGACAGTTACGCTTACGGGCATAGCACCTTCAGTTGTACAAGGTGTAATTAGAACACCTGCTGTAGGAACATTAACATTAGTAGGTAGTGCTCCAAGTGTAGTTACAGGACAAGTAATAACTCCTACGGGTCAATCTGTAATTATAGGATCTGCACCAAGTATTGTAGTCACAGGAAATGTAGTAACACCCGCTGTAGGCACAGTAACACTTACGGGCATAGCACCTTCAGTTGTACAAGGTAAAATTATAACCCCTGCCGTAGGGACATTAACATTAGTTGGTGTAGCACCTACAGCTCTTACAGGTAAAATTATAACCCCTGCCGTAGGGACATTAACATTAGTTGGTGTAGCACCTGAAATAGCTCTACAAAATAACATATTTAAAACACCTGATACAGGAAGTTTAAGTCTTGTAGGAGCAGCACCTGATGTAGTACAAAGTATTGTAATAACACCAGCAGTAAGTACCTTAACAATAGCTAGTGACGCACCAAAAGCCCTTACGGGTGTAGTTATAACCCCTGACGTAGCAACACTTACTTTAACAGGCGTAGCGCCTTCAGTACTTACAGGTAGGGTAATAGCTCCAGCAGCAGCAGTGCTTACCTTAGTAGGTGGAACATCTACATTAAGTAACCCAAATTGGAATGTAATAAATACAGCACAAACACCTGGATGGGTGCAAATAGCAGCATAAAAAGAACAATTTGTAGTAAAATATAGCAAACTAAAAGGAATTTATTATGGCAAGCACCTATTCAGCACTGAAAATAGAACTCATAGGAACTGGCGAACAGTCGGGAACTTGGGGCACTACAACTAATACTAATTTGGGCGACGCCGCACTGGGTGAAGCTATTACAGGATCTGCTGATGTAAACTTTGCTACAGCTGCTGATGTTACTGTAACTCTTACTGATGTTAATACTACTCAAACTGCTAGAAACCTTCGTTTAAATATTACTGAATCTTCTACAGGCATAGGCTATGTAGGCAACTTAATTCTAGGTTCAGGATGCCAGATTGAAAAATTCTATCTTATTAATAATACGGGTACTGGCGCTAAAACAGTTAAAAATACAACGGGTACAGGCATTTCAGTTCCAGCAGGTAAAGCAACTTTAGTTTATAACAATGGTACTAATGTGGTTGATGCAGCTACTTATTTTAGCTCTTTAACATTAGGATCAGCCCTTCCAGTAGCTTCAGGTGGTACGGGTGTTACATCATCTACAGGCACTACAGCAGTTGTATTATCTACTAGCCCTACATTAGTTACTCCAGTATTAGGTGTAGCTACAGCAACTTCTGTAAACAAAGTAACTCTTACAGCGCCTGCTACAAGTTCAACACTTACAATTGCCGACGGTAAAACATTAACAGCAAGTAACACACTTACTTTAGCAGGTACAGATGCCACTACAATGACTTTCCCATCATCAAGTGCTACAGTTGCAGGACTAGGTATAGCTCAATCATTCACAGCTAAACAAACATTTACAGGTGCAACAGGCTCTTTAGCTTCTGCATTTATCAATGCTACTGAAACATCAACGATTTCTGCAACAGCAGCTACAGGCACAATCAATTATGATGTAACCACTCAATCAGTTCTTTATTACACAACATCAGCAAGTGCTAACTGGACAGTCAATATTAGAGGTAATGCAACAACATCTTTAAATACTTTAATGTCTACTAATGATTCACTTACGGTTGTATTCTTAGTAACTCAAGGTGCAACAGCTTACTATAATAGTGCCTTACAAATTGATGGAGCTTCAGTTACACCTAAATATCAAGGTGGTACAGCATGGTCAAGTGGTAATGCTTCAGGTATAGATGCTTATTCATATACTATTGTTAAAACAGGTTCAGCAGCATTCACAGTATTTGCAGCACAAACTCAATTCAAATAGGAATTAACAATGTCACTATTATCACGCCTAGCCGTATCAGCAGCAAGAGCTTATGGTGTATTATCATCCAATCCTAACGCTGTATCTGCATCCTATCTTGTTGTCGCTGGTGGTGGCGGAGGTTCTGGTGGCGGAGGTGGCGGTGGAGGTGGCGCAGGTGGTTTACTTACATCTACATTTACATTATCTACTTTAAATACATATACTATTACAATTGGTGCTGGTGGGACAGGAGGAGCATCAGGCGCAGGCGGAGCTTCAGGTGTTCAAGGCTCTACATCATCTGTTTCAGGCACAGGTATTACAACAGTATCAACTACAGGTGGTGGTTATGGTGCTAATGGAAGAAGTGCAACTGTTGGTGGTAATGGAGGATCAGGCGGCGGTGGCGGTTCAGCAGGAACTTCCGTAGGTGGAACTGCTACTTCAGGACAAGGAAGTAATGGAGGAACAGGATACAACGGAACTACAGCAACTTTTGGAGGTGGCGGTGGCGGTGGAGCTGGAGCAGTTGGACAAGATGGATATTTAAACAATGGTGGTGGTGGAGGAATTGGTTTATCTTCATCTATTAGCGGTTCTGCAACATATTATGCAGGTGGAGGTGGTGCTGGTGCAGGTTCAGCAGGTAATGGAACAACAGGCGGTAATGGCGGTGGAGGTTCAAATCCTGTTACTGCTACTGGTGGTTCAGGAACAGCTAACACAGGAGGTGGTGGTGCTGGTGGTTCTTTTTATGGAACTGCTTACGGAGGCGGTGCAGGAGGTTCAGGCGTAGTCATCATATCTTACACATCTGCTACACCAAAATTTGTAGGTGGCACTCTTACTACTTCAGGTGGTAACCAAATACATACATTCACATCTTCAGGCACATTAAGCCCTCTTACACCTGTAACAGCTAGTTATTTAGTAGTGGCTGGTGGCGGCGGTGGTGGAGGCAATATTGGTGGTGGTGGAGGTGCAGGTGGTCTTTTAACATCATCTACTACACTTTATTCAGGTGCTACTTATACTGTAACAGTAGGAGCAGGAGGTGCAGGTGGAGCTTCAACACTTATTGGCAGTAATGGAACCAATTCAGTATTAAGTGGAACAGGTTTAACCACACTTACTTCTACAGGTGGAGGAGGCGGTGGTGGCGGTAGCACAACAAATGGAAATGGTGCTTCAGGCGGATCAGGTGGTGGTGGTGGATATTATCCTCCAGGATCTCAAAATGGCGCAGCAGGAACTTCAGGTCAAGGTTTTGCTGGTGGTAATGGTCAATGGACTTCAGGAGGTTATGCTGACGGAGGTGGTGGAGGTGGTGCTTCTGCTGTAGGTGCAAATGGAACAACATTAGGAAGTGGGACAGGCGGAGCTGGAGGTGCTGGTTCTTCGTCTAGTATTTCAGGTTCAAGTGTAACTTATGCTGGTGGTGGTGGCGGTGCTGGTTTAGGAGCAGGCGGAGCAGGAGGTTCAGGTGGAGGCGGTGCAGGTTCTAATACCGCAGTAGGAATTGCTGGAACAACAAATACAGGTGGTGGAGGTGGAGGTGGTGGAACTCCAACTACAGGAGGTGCAGGCGGTAGCGGAACAGTTATCATCTCATACGCTGGCTCACAAGTATTTAACGGTGGTCTAGTCACATCATCAGGTGGTAATACGATCCACACATTTAACGCTACAGGTGCTTTAACACCATTGACTAATAATCTAAATAACTCATTAAGGTTTAGAAGTAGTGCATCTGCTTATCTATCAAGAACACCAGCAAGCAATGGTAATAGACAAATATTTACATTTAGCTTTTGGGCAAAACGTGGAACTTTATCTGCTGCTCAAGAAATGTATTTTGTTAATTCTGGCGGTGGTAACTTTTCACAAATATCTTGGGCTGCTGGGAATGGATTTACAGTCGCTTCTGTTGATGCAAGCGTTGCAATTTGTGAATTAATAACTACTCCAGTTTATCGTGACCCTTCCGCTTGGTATCATATTGTTGTTTCAGTAGATACAACTCAAGCAACTTCTGCTAACAGAATAAAAATATATGTAAATGGTAATCAAGTTACAGCACTTTCTACGGCTACTTACCCAACATTAAATTATAATTTTCAATTAAATAATACTACTGCACAAAACATTGGCAGACCATCAACAGGAACATTTGACGGATACATGGCAGAGTTTAATTTCATTGACGGTCAAGCACTAGAACCCTATTACTTTGGTAACAATGACGCATACGGTAATTGGAAACCAATCCTATACAAAGGCACATACGGAACTAACGGTTTCTACCTAACCTTTGCTGATACTTCAGCACTTACAACTTCATCTAATGCAGGTCTAGGTAAAGACACAAGCGGTAACGGAAACTATTGGACTACTAACAACATCTCAATTACTGCTGGCACAACCTATGATGCTATGACAGATGTGCCTACTAATACAAGTGCGACTGTGGCTAATTATGCTGTATATGACCAATTAACACCTTCTAAAGTATCAGGTTCAGGCGTAAGGTCAATATCTGCTGCAAATTTATATGTAACCAATTCAGGTCCTAATGGTTGGTCAGCAATAGGAACTACCATTACTATGACTTCAGGTTCAGGCAAATGGTATTGGGAAGTAACTTGTTCAGGCACTACTTCTAATGGAACTATGATAGGTATTCATAGACCATTTACATCCACATCTACATTCCCAAGTGAAATCATTGGCTATACAGGCGATACTGATGGATATGGTTATTATATGGGTGGTAATAAATATAATAATTCAGGTGCAGGTGTAGCGTATGGTGCATCTTATACTGCTGGTGATGTTATAGGTATTGCATTAGATATGTCTACTGCTGGAAGTGCATCTATCACTTTTTATAAAAACAATACAAGTCAAGGCGTAGCATTTAGCTCACTTACGGGCGATTTCTTTGCAGCAGTTTCACAAGCACAAGCAAATGGATTAGACATTAACTTCGGACAACGCCCATTCTCTTACACACCACCTACAGGATATGTAGCACTAAACACATATAACCTACCTACCCCTACTATATTACAGGGTAATAAGTATATGGATGCAACGCTATATACAGGTAATGATGTTGGTCAAACTGTAGTAAATCAAGGTCAATTTAAACCTGATTTTACATGGGTAAAATGCAGAAGCACAACATATAGTAACACTTTAGTCAACTCAGTTATGGGTTTAGGTAGTGCATTATTTTCAGACACTACAGGAGCTGTTACATCTACAACTGAATATACAAGTTATAATTCAAATGGATTTACTTTAGGCGCAACAGGTTCAACAGCTTCTAATGTAAGTGCAGCTACTTATGTAGCATGGCAATGGCAAGCTGGTCAATCTAGCGGAACATCTAACACTTCAGGAACTATTACATCTACTGTATCTGTAAGCACAACTGCTGGATTTAGTATTGTAACTTATACAGGAACAGGTGCTAATGCAACAGTAGGACATGGTTTAGGTGTTGCACCATCTATGATAATTATTAAACAAAGAAGTGGTGGAACTGCAAGAGCTTGGCAAGTTTATCATGTGTCTATGGGCAATGGTGGTGGTATGTATTTAAACCAAACTAATGCTTATACAGCAGACTCTACAGCATTTAATAGCACATCACCAACATCATCTGTATTTTCTTTAGGCTCTAGTGTTTATTCAAATCAAAGTGCAAGCCCTATTGTAGCTTATTGCTGGGCAGAAATAGCAGGGTTTAGTAAGTTTGGTTCTTACACAGGTAATGGTTCTACAGATGGTCCATTTATATATACAGGATTTAGACCTAAATTTATTATATATAAATTATCAAGTGCTGCTGGAGAGCAATGGATAGTTTTTGATACTGTAAGAACAACTTATAATATTATGGGTACTTATTTACATCCAAGTCTTTCAAATGCAGAATCAACATTTGATTCTAATGATTTTTTAAGTAATGGATTTAAAATTAGAGTTAATCACCCAACTTTAAATACAAGTGGTGCAACATATATCTACATGGCTTTTGCAGAAAACCCATTTAAAAACAGTAACGCAAGATAACAGGAGAAACACATGGCACATTTCGCACAACTTAACGAAGAAAACCTAGTAACACAAGTGATTGTAGTTGCTAACCAAGACACAGCCGATCAAGACGGTGTAGAGAACGAAGCTATAGGCATTGAGTTCTGCACTAACTTACTTGGTGGTAAATGGAAACAAACATCTTACAACGGTAACATCCGTAAGAACTACGCTGGGGTTGGTTATAAATACGACGCCGCACTAGATGCTTTTATTCCACCACAACCATTTGCAAGCTGGACATTAAACAATGAAACAGCCCAGTGGGAAGCACCAACACCATGTCCTACAGATGATAAAAGATATACATGGGACGAAGCAACTACATCTTGGGTTGAAGTACCCGTAGGTGAATAATGTTTAGCATCTTGTCCTCAATTCTCGGCTTCGCCACAGCGGGGCTACCTAGCATATTAGGATTCTTTCAACAAAAGGGAGATCAGTCTCATGAACGTGAGATGGCTAGATTACAAAATGAACAATCATTACTTATGGCTGAAAAAGGTTTTGTATCTCAAGAAAAAATAGCAGCGATTAATTTGGAGGGTACTTATGCAGAAACATTTACACAAGAACGCCAAGCACTTTATGAACACGATGCAAAACTTGTACACGATGCAGCCCCATGGGTTAGAACTCTCAATGCAAGTGTCCGCCCTATTGTTGCTTTCACTTTTGTAGCATTACTTTTATTTGTCGATATTGGCGGCTTTATTTGGGCAGTGAAAACTGCAGGGTTTAGTCGTGAGGCCATGGATATTATATTCTCTACTGATGAAATGGCTATTGTAGGTTCTATCATTGGCTTTTACTTCGGAGCTAGAACTTGGGAAAAGAAATAAGTGAATGTATCAAAAGCTGGCATCGCTCTTATCAAACATCACGAGGGTGTGCGTAGTCGTCCCTATCGTTGCCCTGCAAACTTGTGGACTGTTGGTGTGGGTCATCTTATCGGGGACGGCAAATTGTTGCCTGATTCTTATAACAGAACTTTTACAACGGAAGAAATAGATGCGCTCCTTATACGGGATCTCAATAGATTTGAACGTGGAATATCTAAGATGTTACCTAACGTGCCTCTTAGACAATGTGAATTTGATTGCTTGGTATCTTTTGCCTTTAATCTTGGTCTGGGTACATTTCAAAGATCAACACTCCGTCAAGCGCTGCTTCGCGGAAATAAGACGCAAGCTATGGAATC